CTCCATGAGTCGAATCCCTTGGCTTGTCACCAACCTCTGAAGCCGTTTGTACTCCTCAAGGCTGACTGTCTGCTCCGGCTGCTCAAGCACTTGGCGTAGTGTTTTGATTGTTTTTTCCACTTTTTCTTGCACTCGATCCCATCCAACACCGTATAAATCCCCATGAAATTCACGGATGTATTTCCAACCACAATACATATCCTCCAACGCCTCCAATACTTGCTTCATTGCTTCGATGTGGTTCATTCTTTCTCTCCCGTTGCTTTAGCGATGGCGGCGCGGGCTTTCTTTCGAGCAACACCCGCCGCATTTAGCGGATGTCCGTCTGTGTCTCTGCCAACAATTTCAAATGAGTTTGCGTGATCAGATGCCAAAAGCTCTAGCAGTGCCTCCAACAAATCAGGCGCAGCGGCGATTAGGCGGGCAGATTCTTCTGTAAAACCCCAGTCTTCGTAATCGGTGACGACTTCAGGCCCTTCAACTCGATACATCAACTTGCCGCTGGCGTAACTCGTTCTGGGCTTGGTCACTTTCCACTGTGTGCGCTTGCTCATATGTCTCCCCTTTGCCTGATTGCATCTCCAACACCGTAGGTAGCGCCTTCCCACTTCGCCATATGATCCTCAGCCAATTCCGCACAAGCCTCTCGTTCAGCGGAGGCAACAAGGGCGGCGAAGCGTTCTAGCTCATAGCCAACTTCACCAGCATCCATCCACCATTTGTGATTGCATCTGTATGCAAGGTCAGACTCTACAGCCATTCGGATAATGTCATCTTTAGTCACTTCCCTCTCCTCATAAATCCCATAGCTTGAAACCAGCCAAAGGCATAGACCTGCTTCTCTGCCTCAGTCTCTACCTCTGCTGGCGGTGGCACAGCTGGGTTTAGCAGCGCGTCTTGCGCTGACTCCCACCCGTATTTAAATACCGTGTATGCCGTGTCGCTATTGGACAGGTACATATCACCGAACAGCTTGTCAAAGGCTGCTCTGATCTGGTCTTCGCTCATAGCCAGACACCCAGTATGCACATGCCAAGCGGCTTGTATTGCTCCCTCTTTTGCTCTGTCGCCTGGTATATGTTGGGCTTGCTGGCATTTTCTTTCTTCACATTCAGGCGCTCGATCATGCCGTCTGCCTCCATCTGGCGAATCCTGGCCTTCAACGTAGACGGCTTCATGCCAAAGTAATCCCGGATTTCTGTGGTGGATTTAGGCTCCCTGCAAAATGAAAGAATCTCATCATTGTTAACGCCGACGTTGTTCATGTTTCCCTCAGTTGCAGATGGTGTTGCCAAAACTGTCTTTCTGGCAAATGGTCAGGCTGTTCTGAGCGCCTTGTGTGTTGACCAACCACATGCCATTACCGATGTCGATGACGCTGCCATAGCGGCTTCTGTCGCGGTCATTGAATAGCTTGACGCCATCCAGTCCGGTCTGCGTCACCGTGTCAGGCACCAGGTTAATCAGCTCGCCAGACTTAGGCGGTGCCAAGAGGCTTTCGCCCCCACGCCACAAGCCTGTGGATAACTTGCTGTCATCTGCCATGACGCCTGTGGATAACATGGCGAGTATCAGTGCTGTTGCTGTTCGCATGATTCGGTCTCCATCAGATAAAGGCTGCGGTAGTATTTCCATTTGTCCTGATATTCCTGCTGCTCAGAGGGTGGCACCCACCCAAGCCTGCGGAAGGTGGCCACCACATCTGTCTTGGCAGCCGGGGTATATGGCTTATGCTGCTGCATTTCTCACCTCCAATAAGTGTTCACGACGACGGCCCTGCAACTCAATCTGCGTCACTTTCTGCTCGGTATTCAGCTTGTCAAACGTATAGCTGTTGGCTTCACGCAACACATTTAGTTTCTGCAAACGGGTTTCGGTGCTGGCACGCCCTGCCCTGGCCACCTGATCACACAGTTTGTTGTAATGCTCGGCCCATGTCTCATAGCTGGGGAAGTATTGCAACTCTTTTCCAGGCACAGACAGTATCCAGTCCAGTGTCTCAGGTGGTGAGACAGCATCCGGTGCAGGCTCTACCAGATCGGCGTCATCGGTCACATGCAAGACAGGCTCACTCACAATGCTGGCATCTGCCTCTGCGTGATTTTCCAGAATCTCTGGCTCAGAAATTTCTGGCACCCTCACCTCTTGGACAGGGGCGGCGATGGCATCCAGTGGGTTGGCTGCCGGGGTGATGTCGCGCTCTGGCTGGGCAGGGTAGTCCTGTGCCTCCTCCGCTGTGATCAGCCCCTTCAGCACGTCAGGAAAGGCATCACGCAAGGCAAAGCCACGCGCACGCATCTGCATCATGCGCTTGGGGTACTGTGTCCACGGCCCCTGTTTACCCCAAAGCCCTGCACGCCTGGCGTCTTCAACGCTGAACCTGGCAATCACTGGCTTGCGGCCACGGCGCTTGGCCACACACACCGCTACCGGGTTTGGCGTACCCTCACCCTCGACATACTCCTCAATGTCCTCGCACACCGGGCTTGCCTGCACCAGGGCGATGGCCGCATCACCGTACACGCTGGGCTTACCGTTAATCACAGCGATGTTCTGCAATGCCTGCATGGGTGCCAGCCCCAGCTCTGTCCCCCATTGCACACATACCAATACATCTTGGGGTTTACCCTGATATTGCTTTGGCACCATGCTAGATTCTGCGAGCAGCTTGGAAAACTCCATTGCCTCTGTCAGGGTTTGTGGTGCAAACCCGTTACGGGTGGTGATTGCTGTAGTCATTTGTCCTCTCCAATAAACACGGTTGGTGTTGTGATTGCCTGCAATAAAATTTGATTCTGCTTAATAATTTGAGCGTTCAACTCAATTATTTTTAAAATTAAATTCACCATTTCCTCATTCATTTTGATTCCTTGATGGTGACGGTTGACTGACGAACTGCGCGTGCCTCTGTAGCTGGCACCACGCGCTCTGGCTGTGCCTTGTACTGCCGCATTGGCCATGCGATTTTGTACCTGCCTGCAATGCCCTTGGTGTTTTCTGCGAGCATCTCTTTGAGCACAGCTTCGTGCTTGTTGATTTTCTCTTGCGCACCCTCAATCACACCCTTGAGATTCACAATCTCATCGCATAGCCTAGCCGCACGGTCATCCAGTTGGACTGGTTCATTGTCCACACCAATGGGGTACAAGCGGTTGGCATCTGCACTGTCAAACACCGGGTAATGGTCAATCTTTCCTGTCTGTTTGTAGTTATCCAGCCTGGTCTGGAAGTCTGTGCAGGCTTTCATGATGGCCGCAATGGTGTTTTCATGGCGAGCAAAGAGGAAAATACGCAGCTTGGTACCACGGTACAGCGTGCAGACAGCACCCCATTTCGCACCCGTCACCAGCATCTGACCCTGTACTTGGATCGGGCCACGCCACAATGGTGGCATGTCCTCGGCATCTTGGCTGGTCAGCTTGGCCTCCAGCACGCCAACACCCTCCAGCACAATGCTGTCCTGACCCACCACAAAGATGCCATTGTCCGGATCGGTGGTGACTACCCTGCCGTGGCCATCAGCTGTGCCATCCAGCGATGTGCAGAGCGGCGTGACTTCGCTAAATAGTGGCTCAGTATGCTCAAGATTGAAGGTATCCAGTCTCAGTTTCTCTACAGATTTCTGCAAGATGGCCAACTCAAACCTGTTACCCCATTCTGCTGGCTCACTCTCAAAGGGTGGCTGCTCTTGGCCATCCAGCGCACGGATGCTGTACACCAGCTCGTCATTGGGGGTACTGTATTTGCTAAACCCCATGATGGCTGGCAGTCTGGATGCTGACATCATGGTATCGGGTGTTAGTTTTCCTGCTGACATGTGTTGCTCCTGTTGATTAAAAGTCTGTATTCGTAAAGTCCGTTGCCTATGTACTGGCGCTCAACGGTATGCGCTCCAAACCTGTCTTTTCTCAGGTGCCGCAGCTGCGCAGACACACTTGCTTCTGGATCACCTGTCATCTCAGACACCTGTCCAAGGGTACGCCACTGTGCATCACGCATACACTCGAACACCCTGGCCAACTGTGATGTGAGTCTATGGTTATCCCTAATTGGCTGGTAATCTGCCCCATCAAATCGTAGATTCATTTGTGAATAGTCCATCTCGCACCCTCACTTATATTTGCCTGGTTCACCATAGCGCTCGATCATGTGCGCACGCATCCGCGCAGCGTGTCTCTTGTCTACCCTGTCCAGCAGATACCCGATTGGCAACATGATGCAAAGCAGCAAAATAAAATACAGAATTAGCTCGATAATTGTCTGCATAATTCCCCCTATATTTCAGAAAAAGTTGACCTCGCACCCTCACCTAAACCCAGTCTAATACCGATTCTGGCCATGACGGCATGCGCTGATGACTTCTGCCAGCGCGCTTTGCCAGTAGGCGTTGCAATGCCCTTTAGTGTGAGCGCGTCTGCTATTTCCTGATAGCTATTGCAGCGCGTGGCCAAGTCTGAGAGGGTTTGCGCTATCCCTTGCGCGTATGCCTCTGCCCTCTCAGCCTTGCGAATAGCAGACACGGCCGCGCCCTTATGTGGGCAGGGTGAACCCAGACGCACGCCTCGCGCTTTAGCGGCCTGTAATGCGGCCTTAGTACGCGCGCTTATCTGTTCCCTTTCATGTTGTGCGAATATGGCGCGAATCCCATACTCCAGCATTCCAGCCCCGGGCATATCAGCGGCCAGTATCTGCGCGCCAGACTTGCGCAAGGTGAACAGAAACGCAGCATCACGAGATAGCCTGTCTAACTTGGCGATTAGTAGTGTGGCACCCGCTCGCTCGCAATGGGCCAGCGCGGCCACTAACTGTGGCCTATTGTCCTGTTTTCCTGACTCCACCTCCGTATATTCCGCGAGTATCTGTTCTGCATAGGGTTTGACTGCCTCGCGCTGGGCATCAAGGCCAAGCCCGGATTGCCCTTGTTTGTCAGTGCTAACCCTGTAATAGGCGATATATTGCATATCAAATCCCCCCCGTGACCACAATAAATGAGGCCGCTACAATCCCAGCGAATATGGCATACGTCACAATGCCAGCGATAAATTCACGCATGATTAAGCCTCCCTTACCCATTTGCTGTGATTGGTAATTAAGCGTTTTGCAGCAAGCAGGCTTTTACATGTTCCCCAATGGCCACCCTTCGGAAGAGAAACTGTACATTCTGGCCTGTCAAAATAGCCATGGATAAACCAGCCTTTATATTTGATTGTGTACATGATTAACCCTTTAGAATTGACGGTAAACAAATGAACCGTCAGGCGTCTCACCAATTAAGACGCCCTCTTGATCCAAGTATTCACGGGCAAGTATTTGCAATTGCTCGTTGTGGTCAACGTCAACGAGCGACATGTCTAGGCCGTAAGACTGGATGACTTCAAAGGCGTCTGATTCTGAAAACTCACAGCAAATGGCGATAACATCTAATTCGTATTCTTCGCCTGTGTCTGCTTCGCAAGATTCTAGGTAGTCAAACAGGATTTCCAAGCCCTCATAGCTGAACTGCTCGGAGCGGTGCATCTGTTTAAACTCGTTGCGGAACTGATAAAGATTGACTGTCTGTTTCATGATAAATCCCCTGTCGGTGGTTTAATTAGTACATCACAGCGATGTACATGATTAGGATATTACATCAATTCAGGCAGCTGTACAGCATGCAAACCATTGTATTTTTCAATGTTGCGTGGGCAGGTTGATAGTCAAATTGTATTGCGCTGGTATATCATGCAGACTGTAAACCAATGGGAGTCACCATGCAAACAAAACCTTTTGTAATCAGACTACGGCCAGAAGCGAGGCAGCTGCTAGATGCGGCCAGCGAGGCAGAAAGACGTTCCCGCGCTAGCGTAGTGGAAAGCCTGATTCGGCAACATCTTGCCAAGTATGAAAACCCACAAACGAGACTTGACAGGATGCTGAACAATGACAGGCAAGCGTAGCAGGAACAAGGGGGCGACAGGTGAGCGGGAACTGGCCGCGCTGCTAACCGATGCGCTGGGTTTTGTGGTGCAGCGTAAACTAGGCCAGGCTCGCGACGGTGGTGATGATATACAGATTGGCAGGTACAGGATAGAAGTCAAGAGACGCGAGGCATTGCGCTTGGATGACTGGTGCAAACAGGTGGAAGAGGCCGCACAATCTGGTGATGTGCCAGTAGTGGCATACAGACGCAATGGCCAACCATGGCGCGTAGTGGTGCCGCTGGAATGGTTTATGCAACAAGTGAGAGAAACGCTAGAAGATGAAAAATGACAAGACGCAAGAGAGTAGCATCACAGGCAGCAGGTGGTGCAGCGCGTGCAGACAGTCTAAATCTGCCTATACAGGGCAATATGTCGCAACAGCAAACGGACAGCGAAGACGCTGGGTTTGCAAAGATTGCGAAGACAGAAAGCGGCCAGACACTAGACACTAGTAGCGAGGCATGGCGTCTGTACTGTGAGGCGTGTTTCGTGCTAACCCTGCCAGACAAGTCAGATAGGCGTAAGCAGGGATGGAAAGCAACCAGCAAGAGGGAATATTTAGCTGGGGTTAGAGATAAACGAGGGCAGGCAGGGCATGATGTGCTACGCGCTGAGATGGTGAGAATATGGAAATTGAGATTCCCAAGAGAAAGCCCAAAGTAATCCAGCATGAAACCAAAGAGGATGGCCGCAAGTTTGCCGTTGTCCCCTATAAAATGCTATTGGATAGGCGATTGACGAACCACGCCAAGCTCGTGATGGCCGTTGTTTGTGCATATGCTAATCGTGCTGGAATATCCATTGTCAGTCAGGCAAGGGTTGCGCAAGACCTGAAAACGCATCAATCGGTAATCAGTCGCGCAATGGCCGCGCTCGTGGATTGCGGGTATTTAGAGAAAATTGGCAACCATTCGGCAGGCATGAAAGGCCGCACGATGCGCATCATCTTTGATCCCAGCATCAAGACTGAAGACGCCATTGCAGTTGCTCAGAGTGGCACGGAAGAGGATTTGAGGCCACCACATCAGAGGATCAGCGATGCCGTGGAAATCATACAAGATGGTGACTGGGCAGCGGAAGACCTGGAAGCAAACAAGAAAAGACTGCATAAACTGATCCAGTCAACATACAAGCAAGTGAATAAACCTGTACCGAACATGCCATACACACCAACAAAAGGGGACACGATTGCAGTAAGAAAGATTAGAGAGGCAATCAGAGAGTTGAAGCAACAAGAGTATGCAGAGAAAATGCTTGTGGATAACTCAGGCAATGATCAGAGAGCATACATGCAGGATCAGAGAGAGGATGATAAATATGCTGTGGAGTCATACAAACACAATAAAAGATGTTTGTATGCTTCTGGAGCATATGCTGAGGATGCATACAATAAAGATATGCTACACAGCATAGATACACAGAAAAGGTTAACGCTTGATGATGTTATAAGAGTTTTTAAAGAGAATTTGTTTAATGAAATAAAAAGTGATGATGTAAGGTTTGTTGAGATGTTGTGTCAAATTGGTGTGACTGAGCCTGAGCTGGTTGCTGCGATGGATGCCAACCGTTCTGCCACACCACGGCAGATCGTGGATGCTGTCGTCAATGCTCGAGTCTAGGTGCAGGGTGCATGGGTTCGTATGCGTGGTGTACAGCAGAGGGGGNTAGCAGCGTGTCTGCTGCTGGCNTGTATATATCAGAGCGAATACATGATATTCTGCNGGNATGGCATGTGGTGGCCAGCGGAAAGGCGANATGTTGCCCCCCACCCCCTCACNGGTATCGNNGGGGGTCTATCTGAAATTTTCCCCACTATTTTGCTGTAGCGGTTTTTGTGTAGTGTTTTAGCCTTTTGAGGCATTGGAGATTGAGATGAGTACGTATGAGATGAAGGCAGGTCAGGGTAGTGCGTTTGAGAATAAGGAGAAGAAGGAGGACTGGCATCCGGAGTTTAGGGGGAAGGTGATGTTGCCGAATGGGGATGTGCATTACCTGGATGTGAAGATGCGGGAGACGAAGGCTGGTAGGCCTTGGGTTGGAGTGAAGGTGGGGGCGAAGGTGAGTGCTGGAGCGCCTGTGTATAGTGGTCATCAGCAGGCGAAGGCCAATGGCTATCAGCCGCAGCCTGGTCTGGCAAACATGTCTGAAGACGTGCCCTTCTGATCATGGCTAGATCACCAAGAGTGATGCCGAACCTGAACGGCTGGGGAGGAGTCCGGGCTGTTCAGAGAAGGCTTGAGCGATCTGAGACGATTGTGCATAACCGTGAAGCGGTGGCGTATACGCTGCTGTGTATGGCGAACACCAAGATCACGGATATTATGACTTGGGATGAGAATGGCAATGTGAAGGTGAAGACGCCATCGCAGATGCCAGAGCATGCGTTGCAGGCGATTAAGAAGGTGACGGTGAAGACTGATAGGGATGGAAACAACACGCTAGAGATTGAGTTGTATGACAAGGTAGGTGTGTTGCGACTGCTGGCTAAGGCAAGTGGTTTGCTGGACAATCCGGATGATGGCAGTGAGAAACCGAGTGTGATCGGGATTAATGTGCAAGCACCTGAAGACATTGAGGTGAAAGAGGACTGAGATGGCGCGCACGAAAGAGGGGTCGAAGAAAGAGCTGCCTGTCACGGGATTGAACCTGGATTTCAGGAAGTCTCCAGTGGTATACAAGTTCCTGCAATCCAATGCGTTTGTCAGAGGGTTGCTAGGGCCTGTTGGTAGTGGCAAGAGCTATGCCTGTGCGGCAGAGATCATGATGCGTGCAGTCAAGCAAAAGCCATCTCCTGTTGACGGGATTAGGTATACCAGGTTTGCGGTGGTCAGAAACAGTTACCCGATGCTGAAAACCACCACGATTAAGACCTGGCTGGATTTGTTTCCAGAGAACACTTTTGGCCCGATGTTGTGGACGCCACCCATTACTCACCACATCCGACTGCCATCCAGAGGGGACGCTGCTGGCATTGACTGCGAGGTGATCTTCCTGGCACTTGACCAGCCTAAAGACGTGAGAAAGCTGTTGTCATTGGAGTTGACGGGTGCGTGGGTGAATGAAGCACGCGAGTTGCCAAAGGCTGTGATTGACGGCTTGACTCACCGTGTTGGCCGCTATCCGACAAAGAGGGATGGTGGTGCCACATGGAATGGCGTGTGGATGGACACCAACCCAATGGATGATGACCATTGGTGGTTTAAGTTGGCAGAGAAAGAAAAGCTCACTGGGCAATATGCCTGGCAGTTTTTCAACCAGCCTGGTGGTGTGATTGAGGTGGATTCGGATGAGTTGCCTGAGAACCCGGAGGCCAATGACCATATATATAGTGCTGGCCGCTGGTGGAAGATCAACCCGAAAGCCGAAAACCTGAACAACCTGCCTGCTGGCTATTACATGCAGATGCTGGGTGGCAAGAATCTGGACTGGATTCGCTGCTATGCCGAGGGTAAGTACACTTATGTGCAGGAGGGCAGACCCGTCTGGCCTGAATACGAAGACAATATGATGTCTGGGGATGTGGAATATGACCCGTCCGTGCCGCTACAAGTGGGGTTGGACTTTGGTTTAACGCCAGCAGCGGTGATTGGACAGCGATTGGCTAACGGTAGGTGGCAAGTGTTGCATGAGATTGTGACATTTGACATGGGCCTGGAGCGATTCGGCCAACAATTACTTGCAGAACTGAACGCTAGGTACCCGAAAGCGCAGATTATGATCTGGGGTGACCCCGCTGGTATGCAGCGTGACGCTATTTATGAGGTAACTGCCTTTGACTACCTGCGTACTTTGGGTCTTAGAGCGCAACCAACCCCGTCTAACGACTTTAAAGTGCGGCGTGAAGCAGCTGCTTCCCCCATGCAAAGGCTGATTCAGGGTAAACCCGGACTGATTGTGAGCAAAGACTGCAAGATGCTGCGTAAATCCCTGGCGGGTGGCTACCATTTCAAGCGGGTGTCTATTGGCTCTGGTCAGGAACGCTTCAGAGACGCCCCCAACAAGAATGAACATTCCCACGTTGGTGACGCTTTTGGCTATTTACTGCTCGGTGGTGGTGAACACAGACGCATGACCAAGACCCCACTGCTGTCTGGTAGCACATTTGCACAACAGTCTGTGGCCAGTATGGACTTTGATGTATTTTCGTAAGACATCATAGTGCTATACGCTGTATACAACTGCGTGTCAGGTGTATAAAATAGGCACAGGTTTAGTACAAGGGGACTGACATGCCTTTTATTGCAATTGCCACGTTGATTGCCGCTGGTGCGAGCATCTATGGCACGACCAGACAAGAGGCTGCTGCCTCTAAGGCCAGGGAAGAGTCGCGTAAGCAGGCCAAAGAAGCGTCTTTGATGGCTGAGAAACAAATCGCTGCACAGCGTGAGCAGGCTGCCATTGCTAGACAACAGTCTGATACTGCGCGTCAGCGTTTGCAGTTTGAGATTGGCCGTGCTGCTGAAGACAAGGCTAGGCTGGAATCGGATGCCACCAAAATGGCACAAGATTTAGAGACGCAACAGCGACAGTTTGCTGAACAAGAGGCGACCCGTATGCGGCAATTGCGTCGTGGTGGCGTCAGATCGCTGCTATCACAGGAGCGATTGGCCCCTGAGCTGGGGCTTGGTACTTATGACTCTGGCACATTTGGTGCTGGCGTCTCTCTGCAATAGGGGGCGGTATGCCTTTTATGCCAGTTACCAAGCGCATGGCCAAGATGCGCGCAGAACGCAAGAAAACCCTCCAAGGCTATGAGGTCAAGTCTCTTGGCGCGCAGTATGAGAGAAATCAAAAGGCTGCTCGCACTGAGTTTGAAGCTGAACAGCGCGGGTTGCTGTCGCAATACCAGGCGCGCATGGCTGATTACACGACGCAGCTGGGGCAATATGAGCAAAGCCTGCGTGATTATGACCAGCGTGCTGGACAGTATCAAGAACGCGCCAATGAGTACAACAGGCAGGTTGAGTTGTACAACACATATAACAGACTGCCAGGCAAGTTTGAGTTGCGCGACACGGTATTGCGTGCGTATGGCAATCAGGCTATTGCCAGCCCGGAATACAGTGCGCTATCCAATGTGCGTAGTGCGATATTTAGAGATGATGGCCAAGGCGAAGGCTTATGGCAGTTACCAAGCTATGCGTTGCCTGCTGGCTACAAGATGGAATACGCCAATGAGCGTAAGGGTAAATACGGTGTCTACTACATCAGCAAGCGTGCTGGCCCTGACCCCGGTGAATTTACTGAGGCATTTCCTGAAGCCTCTGGCATACAGGCACCAACCGCGCCAGAAGCTGTTGATCTGTCTGGCATAACCGAGAAATACACGGAGTCGCTAGGTAGAGAGCGTGATGTGTATGAACGCGAAATTGGTGAACGCAAGCTGGCTGCTCAACGCGCGCGCAGGCGTGTGAGTGATCGCCCAATGTTGTCTGGAGAACGGGTATGAATGAAGATCGCATGAAGGCTAAGGTCAAGAAAGTGATGCGCGAGTACAAGGCAGGCACGCTTAAATCCAGCTCTGGAGAAAAGGTAAAGAGCCGTGACCAAGCTGTTGCCATTGCCATGTCAGAGGCTGGTATGTCAAAGGGCAAAAAATGAAAGCGAAATACGAAGGCAAGAAAATGCCCGTTGATGACATCATCAAACGAGCTGAAGTTGCCCAAAGAAAGAAAGATTTATTCGAGGACTTATACCGCGATGCGTATGAGTTTGCCTTGCCACAACGCCAGCTCTATGGCTACTGGGAAGGCAATAGCGTGGGCAACAAGAAAATGGCCAGGGTGTTTGACTCGACCGCCATTAACTCTACCCAGCGTTTTGCCAACCGTTTGCAGTCTGGCATATTCCCGCCGCAGCGCAAGTGGTGCAGGCTAGAACCTGGCCAGGACATCCCGGTGGATCGCAAGGTGCAAGCGCAATCCGTGCTGGATGTGTATAACGAGAAGATGTTTGCCGTCATCAAGCAATCCAACTTTGACATTGCTATCGGTGAATTTCTGCTTGACCTGTCCGTAGGTACAGCTTGCATGCTGGTGCAGCCAGGTGATGATGTCGCCCCCATTAACTTCATCCCGGTTCCGATGTTCTTGGTGTCCTATGAAGAGGGTGCAAACGGCCAAGTAGACAAGGTATATCGCCGCATGCGCATGAAGGGCGAGAGTATTACCCAGCAGTGGAAAGACGCTGAGTTGCCTGAGTCCATGAAGCAGCGCATCCAGGATAAGCCTACTGATGACGTAGAGTTGCTGGAGGCCACCATCTATGATGCCGAGCGTGGCGACTGGTGTTATCACGTCTTAGACAAGACGACTAAAGAAGAGATTGTCTACCGCCGCATGAAGTCATCGCCTTGGGTGATCTCGCGTTACATGAAAGTGGCGGGTGAGATTTACGGGCGTGGGCCGTTAATTACTGCGTTGCCTGACATCAAGACGCTGAACAAGACGCTAGAGCTGGTGCTGAAAAATGCGTCATTAGCCGTGGCAGGTGTCTACACCGCAGCCGATGACGGGGTTTTGAATCCCCAAACTGTCAAGCTCGCCCCCGGTGCCATTATCCCTGTGGCCAGAAACGGTGGCCCACAAGGCGAATCGCTGCGTCCATTGCCCCGTGCTGGTGACTTTAACGTGAGCCAGATTGTCATCAATGATTTGCGTCAGAACATTAAGCGCGTGTTGCTAGATGAGTCGCTGCCACCAGATAACATGAGTGCCAGGTCTGCAACAGAAGTGGTTGAGCGCATGAAAGAGTTGGCGCAAAACCTGGGTTCTGCTTTTGGCCGTCTGATTAACGAGACGATGGTGCCATTGGTCTCGCGCATCCTGCAAGTCATGGACGAGCGTGGCTTAATTGATTTGCCTTTGCGTGTAAACGGATTGGAAGTTAAGGTGGCTCCTGTTGCTCCGCTGGCAATGGCGCAGAACATGGAGGAGGTCAACTCTGTTGTGCAGTTCATGCAGCTAACCCAGCAGCTTGGCAATGAGGGCGCTTTGGCTGTCAAGATGGGTGAGCTGATTGACTACCTGGGTGATAAGCTAGGGGTGCCAGCAAGCCTGCGTACCAGTGCAGCAGAGCGTGCCTATCTGATTGAAGAGCAACGCAAGCTGGCCGCTGAAGACCAGGCCATGATGGCAATGGCTGGCAACCAGCAAGCGGTGGCAATGAACCAGGAGGCTGCGGTAGCTGGGCCTGCACAAATGGGAGGGATGAGTGGAGCCTGATATTAAACATATATTTGCTGACGGGTTGTACGCCAAAGAGGCGCATATCCCGTGTGGCATGAAGCTGGCTAAACACCAGCATTGCTTTACGCATTTCTCCATTTTGGCAAAGGGTACGGTGTATGTCATTGCTGATGATGTTGGCAAGACATACGAAGCACCTGCTTGCATTGAGATTAAGGCGAATGTGCCGCATCAGATTGAGGCGTTGACTGATGTGGTGTGGTATTGCGTACACGCAACAGACGAAAAAGACGAAGAGAAAATAGATCAGGTACTGATCGAAAAGGGAGTCTAGTATGTCTTGGGAAGACCTAGAAGCGGTGCAGCAGTCGTTGCAACCGCCGCCAGCTGGCGACACTGACAGGCTATGCCTGCGCGTATTCGGAACAGAAGAAGGACAACGGTTGCTCAAATGGCTGAGAGATCAGACGATTGAGCAGCCTTGTTGGGGGCCAGGCTCAGACCCGAGCTATGGCTATTTTCTAGAAGGGCGATGTAGTCTTGTAAAGGAGATTGAAGCCCGGCTTAATCGTGCAAGGAACCTGTAATGAGCGACGAGAAGGAAGTCCAACCCAGTGAAAGCTCGCAAGAGCCGTCTGGCCTATTGGATAGTGTAGAAGCTACCGATAACAGCCAGCAGGAAGCACAGCCAGAGAAGTCATCTGTAGACCACCGTGCGGCAGACTCTATCCCAGAAGATGAGCCTGTAGACCGTCCGGATTGGTGGCCAGAGAATTTCTGGAAAGACAATGAACCAGACCTAGAGGGAATTGCGAAGTCTTGGAAAGACATGCGCAAGATGGTGTCTCAGGGCAAGCACAAGGCTCCACCTGAAGGCAAGTACGATTTAAAGGCATTTGGTGACAATGCAGAGCAGTTGCCGATGGTGCCTGTATTCCAGAAGTGGGCAGCAGATAACGGCGTGTCTCAGGCAGCATTTGACGCACTGGCAAGCGAGCTGACCACCATGGCAGCAGAGATGTCAAACGGCCCTGCCATTGACCCGGTGGCTGAGAAGAAAGCCCTTGGTGCTAATGCTGACTCGGTGATTAACGGTATGGTCAGCTGGGCGCGTGGCTTGGTAAACAAAGGCATCTGGGGGCCTGAAGACTTTGAGGAGTTTAAAGTCATGGGCGGTACAGCCAGAGGGTTAAAGGCCTTGATGAAGGTGCGTGAGTCTTATGAAGGGCGCATCCCAATTGAGTCTACTCCCATTGAAGGGATGCCAACAGACCAGGAATTGCAGCAGATGGTGGGTGATCCAAAGTATCAGAGTGATCCTGCATACCGCTCAAAAGTGGAAAGACTGTTTGCGCAACGCTACAATTAACGTCTCCCTCCCCTAGTTCAGGGTTTTCCCTATGGTTCTCCATAGGGATTTTTTTGATAGTATTCTCGTGTGGGCGTCAGGTGTTAGCGACCTGATCTGTGGGTGTTGAAATAACAGACGCATTTGATTTCATACAATCCTGCTTTATGGAAGCCCACAAACCTTAGATTCTGTGATATATTAAAACTGTTGCTACAGCGAGCGACAGAGACCGTTTAGGTCTGTGCCTTACCCTTGGGCGACAATCCAGGGGACGCTGTAAGGGACAGAACCTAAGCGGTTTTGTTTTGCACCGAGCAACCGCCAGATTGTCGGGTGTCATAACGGCAGGGTCTGGGGATAGCTGCTACTGTGGGATTAGATGTGAGACAGCAGCGAGGGTGGCGAAGTCAGCGCCCGACATCGAACGGCTGACGGGTTCCGTGGCTCCGAAGAGCAGGATGAAGGACTTAGTTTATCGCTAGGATAGGCTAGGTTCGTCCACCAAAGAGCAGAGGTTTATTATGTATAAGACTAATAAACAGATAGCTAAAGAAATAGTTAAATATAGAAATAAGAAGTTAAAGAGAAAAAGAGATAAAGCTAAGTCAATTATTCAAGAAGTCAGTAAGCAGAGAGAATATTTGATAAGCAAAGAATACTTTTACGTCAAGCTGCCAAATATATAGATATACATCTATTGCAACTTATCCACAGTTGTGTACAATTATCCACAGGCATATCGCGTAAGCGACCCTGAGATTGCTGTAGTCAGCAGGCTGGCACCCTAATGCAAGCGAAGGCCCGTTCAAAAGGCGGCACACCGACAGCGAATAAACCACTATCTAAACTTTTCCGAAGGAATTGACATGGCTATCAATCTGTCTACCGCCTTTGTCACTCTGTTCGATGCGGAAGTAAAGCAGGCATATCAGGCTCAGGCCGTCCTGCGTGGTGCTGTCCGTGTTCGCTCAGGAGTGGAAGGCTCTACCTACAAGTTCCCCAAGATCGGCAAGGGCGTTGCCCAAGTCCGTATCCCCCAGACCGACGTTGCTCCGCTGAACGTGTCTTACGGTCAAGTCACTGTGACGCTGCAAGACTATATCGCTGCTGAATACAGCGACATTTTCATGCAGGCCAAAGTCAACTTTGACGAGCGTCGTGAGTTGGTTCAAGTTGTTTCTAACGCTATCGGCCGTCGTCAAGACCAGCTGATCCTGGATGCACTGACTGCCTCCAGCACCAGCTTGACTGTTGGTAACGACATTGGCGGCACTGACTCCAACCTGAACGTGGCCAAGCTGCGCTCTGCTGCTGAGAAGCTCAATGCCAAGAACGTGCCGATGGACAACCGTCACATCATTATCCATGCCTCCAGCCTGGCTTCCCTGCTTGGCGAGACGGCTGTGACCAGCTCTGATTTCAACACCGTTAAGGCGTTGGTTCAGGGTGACATCAACAGCTTCCTGGGCTTTACTTTCCACGTCCTTGGTGATCGTGATGAAGGTGGTTTGCCCAAAGACAACAGCAGCGACCGTACGGTTTATGCGTTCCATCGTGACGCTGTTGGCATGGCTGAAGGCATCGCTCCCAAGACGGAGATCAACTACATCCCTGAGAAGACCAGCTTCCTGGTTGCTTCAATGTTCTCAGCTGGTGCAGTAGCGATCGACGACGAGGGTATCGTCAAAATCACTTGCCGCGAAGCTGCATAAGGAGTAAATCATGGCTTTTTCCGCTACCGGATGGACAGTTGTAAACGCTTCTAAGCGTGGCAATGCTCCCAGCATCTACGCTTACAAGACGACTGACCCCATTGCTGATGTCAACACCGAGGGTTATTTCAACTCTCTAGCAAACACGCTTGCTGTTGGTGATCTGATTTACTGTGTGACTAGCACTGGCACGACTGCCGTTGCTACTCTCACGGTGGTTCGCTCCAACTCTGGCGGTGTCGTAGACGTGGATAACGGAACGACGATTGCTGCTACCGACAGCGACTAATCAGGTAGGGGGACACAATCCCCTTATTTGATATGCCAAAACGGTATGAAGTACGACATCGGGGTGTCGCCATAGTCTGTGGTGGCGCCCCGTGTCTTTTTGAAGATTTGGAGTCTGCCAAGAAATTGCGGCCTGGTGCTGAGATTCTTGGTGTAAATACCATTGCCAAGCTGGTCAAAGAGATCAAGCATGTCTGGACGCAACACAATAACCTGGCTGGTGTCTACAAGGCTACCATCGGGCGTGATGTGAAAGTGCATGCAAGATCAAACGTGATGGGCAATGAGGTGGATTATGTGTGGCCAGAACTCAATTGGGTGTCTGGCTCAAGTGGTGTAGCAGCTGCAATGTGGGCGAAACACGGCATGGGATTTGATGAAGTGATCCTGGCTGGCGTGCCGCTCTCTCTGGATAAGCTGCTGTATGTAGACGGTTATCCTACCAAACCGACAAAAGAAGGCGATCGGTTTGCAGAGGAATACCAGGTTGATCACTGGCTTGCCATGTTGCGAAGCCACATTAGGGACGGCAAAACTGATGGTGTGTATTCCATGAGTGGTGAAACATCTAAATTGCTGGGGATGCCATGCTAGAGCAGGCAAGGGCGCAAGAGATTGGCAAGTACATGGACTGCTATCGCAGCCCGAATTACAGGCTGGGTGACCGCAGAAAGGCGCATATCCAGTCTGGCCTTGAGCAAACTGAGCGTGGTTCCCTGCTGGATGTGGGCTGTGGCCGTGGCGAAGTGTTGCGTATGGCGACCATTCTGGGATTCGCCCCCGTGCGTGGCGTAGAGGCTGTGGACTATTTGTGTGATGGTAACCAGGTAGTAAAGGGTATGGCGCATGCCTTACCATTTAAAGATAAGTCTTTTGACGTAGTAACCATGTTTGATGTGATGGAGCATTTGCTGCCAGAAGACACGGATGCCGTATGCAAAGAACTTGAGCGCGTTGCCTCATCCTGCATTATGATGACGATACATAACGGCCCGTCATGTTTTAATCATGTTGAGCTGCACATTAACCGTAAGGAGTCTTACGAGGCGTGGTTCGATTATCTAAAGACCGTATTTAGTGGAGAGGTAACTTGGCTTCCGCGAGGCGGTTCAATCTCTGAAATGTTTAAGGTGACTTATGGCGGCAGGTGATACTGGAGTTTCAATCTGTTCGGATGCGCTGATTCTGTTAGGTGCCAAGCCGATTTCATCTTTTAATGACGGCACAGATGAGTCCAACACTTGCGACCGTCTGTACCCTGACGTGCGCGATATGACGCTCTCCATGTACAAATGGAGTTTTGCGTTCAAGAAAATGCAGATTGCCAGGCTGGTGACATCTCCCGTCAATGAATGGCGATACGAGTTCCAGTTGCCGGGTGATCGCTTAGGCAACCCAAGGGCAGCGTTTACGACAACCAATGTCGGTGCCAGGCCATTCAAGGAATGGGAGATTCTGGGCGACAAGCTGCTGTGCAATGAAGAGACTGTGGTGATAGATTATCCCTATCAGACGCCAGAGTTTGCCATGCCGCAGTATTTCGTGCAGCTGCTCAAGTACATGATGGCGTGGCATCTTGCGATTCCGATTACGGATATTGAAACCAAGGCTGCGTACTGGCAGGGTGTGGCGGTGGGTTCGCCTGGCGAGAATGGCCGTGGTGGCTACTTTAGGCAGGCCATGAACATAGACGGTCAAGGGACACCACCCAATGTCATTGACGATTACGAGCTTGTGGCAGTGAGGTTCTGATGGCACGCTTTGTTGACTTGCAGACCAATTTCAGCACGGGTGAGCTAGACCCTTTGTTGCGCGCTCGCGTGGACTTGGAGCAATACAACAACGCCCTGGCCAAGGCAACCAATGTAGTGATCCAGCCGCAAGGTGGCATGAAGCGCCGGCCTGGCACCCGTCACCGTTATGAGCTGCCGTCTGCGACAGCCAATGGCGTTCGCATGGTGCCGTTTGAGTTTTCGGTGACTGATAGCTACATGCTGATCTTCACCGACAGCAGAATGTACATATTCAAGAATGGCGTGGTTGTCACCAACATCAACGCAACTGGCAACCCGTATCTGGCGACATCCATTACTGCCGCACAATTGGCTGGGATCAGCTGGACGCAATCGGCTGACACGCTGATTATTGTGCATCCGGATTTCAACCCGATTAAGATTGTGCGTGGTGCCACGGATGCGACTTGGACGCTAAGTAACATCACCTTTGCTGGCATCCCGCAGTATGCGTTTACGCTCTCCATTAGCAGCCCGGCAGCAACGCTTACGCCCTCCTCCGTGTCTGGCAATGTGACGCTGACCGCTTCTGCTGGCGTGTTTAGTGCTGGCAATGTGAACCAGTATGTCAACGCTGTGCCGCAGGGCAGGGCGCGTATTGTGCGCTATGTGTCTACCACGGTAGTGGAAGCCATTGTCGAGTTCCCATTCTTTAACACATCAGCCATTGCGTCTGGCTCATGGGACTTGGAAACAGGCTATGAGCCTGTGTGGTCTTCAACCCGTGGCTGGCCGCGCACCGTGGCTTTTCACGAAGGTCGTCTGTATTTTGGTGGCAGCAAGTCCAGGCCAGCAACGGTCTGGGGTTCCAAGATCGGTTTGTATTTTGATTTCAAGATCACCGAGGCGTTGGATGATGATGCCGTTGAGGCGCAGCTGGATACCAACCAGCTAAACGTGATCGTGGACATGATCTCTGGCCGCGACTTGCAGGTGTTCACAACTGGTGGTGAGTTCTACGTCCCCCAGGCTGGCACCGACCCTGTGACGCCAACCACATTCCTGTTTAAAAACGTGAGCCGCAATGGCATGAAGCCTGGCACTCGCGTGGAATCGCTTGAATCTGGCACGCTGTATATCCAGCGACAAGGCAAGGCGCTTAACGAGTTTCTGTTTTCTGACACGCAAGCCACTTACATCACGCAGCGTATCTCGCTACTGTGCGGCCACTTGCTAAAAACCCCTACCCGCATTGCGTTGCGCAGGGCAACTGGCACAGATGAGGGCGATCTGTTGTTTATTGTCAACAATGACAATGGCGGCATGGCGGTGTTCTCGCTGTTGCGCAGCCAGCAGGTTGTCGCCCCCAGTGAGTTCCTGACTGACGGCAGCTACCTGGATATTGGTGTTGACGTCACCCGCATCATGACGGTGGTCAAGCGCAGGTTTGATAACGTGGATAAGTTTTTCGTTGAGGAGTTTGACGACACGCTGTTTACCGATTGCGCGTTTACGGGTGGTGCAGCGTCTGGTGCGAGCAGCCTGCCGCATGAGGGCAAATTGCTGGACGTGCTGTGCGATGGTGCAGTGCAAGATAAAGAGCTTGTGACATCCGGTGCAATCACATTTAAGCGACCCAGCACGACGAGTTACGAGACTGGCCTGCCGATTACGGTGTATGCCAAGACCATGCCTGTGGAGCTGAAATTGCAGACGGGTACGCGAGTGGCGTTTAAGAAGCGTCTGATCCAGATCAACGCGATTGTGGATGATACGCAACACTTGAACATCAACAACCAGTTTGTACCGTTTAGGAATTTTGACAACCCGTTGCTGGATGAGGTCATCCCCCAGTTTACGGGGATTAAACGCCTTGATGGTGTGCGCGGCTACAGCCGTGAGATTGCGGTTGAAGTCTCGCAGACGCTGCCATTGAGGATGACTTTGCTTGGCTTGGAATACAAGCTATCTGTACATCAGGGGACATAGTATGGCGACAGCACCAGGTATGGGTGGGTGGGGTGGATCGGGCATTTCGCTGCCCCCAGCCACTTACACATCAGCGCCGACTGCACCAGCATCAGGGGGCGCAAGTTTTGGTTCTATTGCAGGAGCGATTGGAGGCTTGGCCTCTTCCGTTGCTGGCCTGTTTAGCAGCGCCAGTTCTGCGTATGCCACACAAGCGCAAGGCTACTTGCAGCAGGCTGGCTATGCCGCGCAGGCGCAGGAGAATCTGCGTCTGTCTGGATTGCGTGCAGACAAAGAGATCGAGTACGCCAACCTGAATTATGAGCGCAAGCTATTCCAGAACAAGATTTCTGAGCTGAATTACAAAGTGCAGGCAAACAGTCTGCTGGACAACCTGCGTCGCACCAATTCCGCAGCCCGTGCCAGAGCTGCTGCTGCTGGACTTGACCCTGGTGGCGGTTCTGCCTTGGCTGTGCAAGAGGCGAATATCCGGGCGACATACAATGACGTCGGGATTGTGAATCTGAGTGAGCTGGTGGCTCGCGTGTTTGGCATGGAAGACGCAACCAATATCCTGCGTGCTGGATACGACAATGCGTTCTACACCCGTGAGGCTGCGATTGCCAACTCTGACGCTTTGCTCAAGGCTGGCGGCTATGCCACGCAATCGGCTGGGTTGCTGTCTACTGCTAAGTTGACGGAGGGGGTGGTGCAGTTTGCAAAGACCATCCCCACGCAGTTCTAATGAATAGAGGTGATGTGAATGGCTGAGTTACCATTGGTTCAAGGCTTTAGGGTTCAAGCCCAGAACGCGCCTGCTGCCGCAACGCCGCAAGTCACATTCGGTGAGCGTAACCCGCAAATCGCCTATGAGGCCGAAGCGCGTTATCAGGGCACGGTCGGTGAGGTACTGGATCGCATGTCGCGTGCTGCATTTGGTGTGGCCTCCGAGTTCTCCCAGCAGGCTGGGTTGCAGTTTGCTGCTGAGAACCCGTTGACGGCAGAGCAGCTGCAAGCCATGTCCAAGGGTGATATGAGCCAGGTCAGCCTAGGCTCACCGTTTAATGTGTTTAATGCTGCGGTGCGCAAAGCCAGGGCATTTGAGGTGTCGGCACACGCTGAGGCAGAAGCCCGTGACCAGCTGATTAAACTCATGCAGCGCGCTGAGATGGGTGAGTTATCCACAGATCAAGTCCGTGGCCAGATTGCTGCGCTGACTAATGGCTATGGCGGTGCGATTGCCAAGATAGACCCGGATGCCTCATTTAAGTACCGTGCCTCTATGGCAGCGGTCGGTGGCAGGGTCATTGAGAAGACGGCCGAGTTGGAAGGCCAGAAGCGCATCATCGCCAATACCGTCAAGGTGCAGCGTATGCGCGACAATATGCTGCAAGAGATTGCGCTGGCGTCCACGACCAAGATGCCCATTGACCCGGCGACTGGTAAAGAGATGCCTGTCACTCAGTATATTGACGCGCTTAAGCAGAATTTCCTGACTAACGCCACGGCATTGGTCGGCACGGCGTCTGCTGCACAGTACGCTGCAAGGCTGGATAATGAGGTCAACACGGCAACCGTGAACGCTGTGGCGCAGTCTATTTCTACTGACCCGCAGTTTTCTGGTCGCCCGGATGCGGTGCAGCGTCTCTTGCGCGGTGATGCGGGGAGCGCCAGTAATGCGTTCCAGTCGCTGCTGCCAGATGACAAGGCCAAGGTGATCGCTGCCTACATGACGGCTGATGCGCAGAAATACACGCTTCAGCAGCGTGCCAAAGCGCAGGGTGAAGAGGGTGGCAAGCGTAATTACACCAGGCTGTTTGTGCAATACTCGCTTGAGACTGACCCAGAGCGCAAAGCGCAGTTACAAGTGCAATTGCTGCAACACCCGTCCCTGACTCTTGAGCAAGCCAAAGAGTTGACTGGCCCATCCAAGACTTCCGAAGAGGGCAAGGCAATTGTGGAAAGCCTGATTCGCAATGGGCAGATCACGACTGAAGACCAGCTCTGGAAGGCCGGGCAGGAATACGCCGTGTATGGCAAAGATATGGGGCAGATGTTCAGCAAATACCTGGGCTTGTATGCCACGGTGGATGGCAGTTATGTCAAAGCCAAGTTGCGTCAAGCTGCCAATGTGCCTGAAGGGCTGATTCAGATTGACCCTAAATCTGATCTTGCCAAGAAAATCTCCCAGTATGAAACCGAATTTCTGCAAGCCCAGAAAGAGGCGATGGCACAAGGCAAGCCATTTAATGCCAAAGAGACGGTTGATGGCATAGCAAAAAGTGCTATTGAGTCTCGCAACACGGCTGACATGAAGGCGGCACAAGCCAGGCTTAACCCGTATGAGGAAAAGCTGGGTGGCGTTAAACTGACTAGAGCAGCTTATGAGTCGCTGAAATACCGGGTTGAGAACGGCACGGAGAAGCGTATTCAGAAGCGCGACCTGCCGATTATCAAGCAGATACTGGATACCATCGAGGGCATGTGATGAACGGTGATTTTGAAAAAGCCTACATGGACGAATATGCAGCGTCTTTTTTCCCGCCTGAGACGCTGGGCGAGCAATTGCCTGAAGTGTTCCCCATGCGTGCTGGGGCGATGGAAGGCGAGATGAAGGCCATCCCGCAGACGGGTTTGCAGCGCATCATGGAGCAAACTGGCCTCACGCTTCAGCAGATCGGTGATTCGCTGGACGCCATTGGCAAAGTCAAGATCGGTGGCATGGAGATCGGCTTGCGTGACCTGTTGCCATTTGTGGGCGACACCGAAGAGAAAGTGAACCCTGTGACTGGTGAAACTGAGGTGGTGCAGACTGGCACACCAAAGGCATTGGAGATGATGGGGCAGGGTGTGAGCGCCACCACAGGAACTGGCATGGCCAGGCAGCTGCGTCCTGATGTCAAGATGTCTGCATTTGATGTGGTTGGCTTGCCTAGTGCGGCCAAGACAGGAGCGACGGCTGTTAAAAAAGCGGCTAAGTCACTTGCTCCGAAAGCTGGTGAAATGGCTGAAGACTTCCTGACCAAGCGCGGCATGTTGTTGCAGTTTGGGCCAGAAGGCAAGCAAGTAGAAATCCCTGCTGCGCCAAGGCTTGAGACGCCACAGTTTAAGAATTGGTTTAAAGACAGCGCTGTAAAAACTCAGGATGGTCAGCCGCAAGTTATGTACCACGCTACGCCAAAAGAATTTGAGTCATTTAAGGGCGATGCCATTTTTGTAAGCCCAGACCCAGAATTTGCTTCTAAGTTTTCTGGTGGCGCTGGAGCGATAAAAGAAGGAATGGCTCCAAGAATCATGCCTTTGTACGTCAAGGCGTCCAACCCGTTTGACTATGAAAACCCAGCGCACAGAAAAGCAGTGATTGATTTTGCTCTTAAACAGCATGGGCAAAAGCGACCTGATGGTGAAGTCGCTCTGGTTGACAAGTTTAATTGGAGTCATACTGGTTCAGCTCCTGGGCTTTATACAGCAGATGTGCTTGACGCTGGGCTTGATGTTCAAAAGACTGGAAACTGGGCGTTGATTGAGCGCATGGAAATTCAAGACGCAATTAAACAACTTGGCTTTGACGGTTTCTATGTTCAAGAGCAAGGAGTAAAAAATCTGGCTGTTTACAAACCCGAGCAATTAAAATCAGTATTCAATAAAGGCACATGGAATCCGAATGACCCACGTATTTCTTATGGTGTGGGTGCAGGTGGCGCTGGTGTAGCAGCACAACAGGAGCAGAGTAATGGCGATTAAGTCACTGGATGCGCGTCTTGATGAGATGACCAAGGTGCAGCGTAGCGCGCCTGGTATTCAGACCACGGAGTATTACGAGCCAGCAGAAGTGCCTGTGCAGAACGCCATCCCTCCCCTGACGGATGAGGAGCCAATGGCATTGCCCAATGAGTCTCTAGGGGATAACCCTGTAGAGCTGGCGGCTGATGACCCTGGTATTGAGAAGCCTGTGCTGGTGGCTGGCGTTGGCTCTGCTGGCTTGCGCGAGATGGTGCGTGCGGTAGAGAAGAAATCCAAGCAGGCAATGGAGGCCAAGCCAGAGGCAGTCACCCCCTCATTCGGACGGGTGGAGCCTACGCTTGGGGTGCCTGAGCCGATTAAGCGTGAAGGTGAGATGCTGATCCCGGAGGCATCGCCCGAGCAGACGCTGAAATTGCAGCAAGCCATTGAGGCTCGCAAGGCTGCCAGAGAAGCTGGTCAGGTCACGACTGGTAAACCGCCAGAAGAGGCGTTTAACACCACTCGCATGCCAGAGAATATTGGCGACATTGTGAATGGCACGGCTGATGCGCTTGGCATCCAGGTCAAGCCAGTCACATTTGCAGAGATCAAGGCTAAGGCAACCGAGCTTGGCATTGACGACAAGTTTGTGAATCGCCTGATTTCGGACAGTGGTCAGATGGTCGGCAACGCCACCAATGTGTACCGCGCCATGCAGGTGTTAGAAGAGTCTTCCAAAGTGCTGGATGAGATGTTCGCTAAAGTCAACTCTGGCCTGGCGACTGAAGTGGATATGCTCAAGTTGCGCCAGCAGATCACCATGCACGGTCTGATCCAGAAATCCGTTAAGGGCTTGCAGTCAGACACGGCGCGTGCGCTGGCCATTATGCGTGTGCCAAGGGATTCCAATACCCAGATCATCCGTCAAATTCTGGATGAGAACGGTGGCGCGCAATCGCTGCAAGACCTGGCTCGCGCTTACATGCGTACTGGTCTGAGCCAAGCTGACAAGAACCGTCTCTTGGAGAAGGGATTTCTCAGCACGGTTAAGGACGTCTGGTTTGCGACCTGGATTAACGGCATGTTGTCCAGTCCTGTTACGCATGCCAAGAACATCACCAGTAACATCGCCTTTGGCCTATATCGCATACCAGAGCAAATGCTGGCCACGGCGTTCTCTCGCATGCCAGATGCCTTGCGCGTTGGCCGCGAGTCGCTCAACCCGCTAAGTCCTAAATTCAAACAGACACTCCCGATGTCTACGGATGACCTGCTTGAGCTGGGTGACTTTATGGCGGATTTGGAGTCATTCTCCTATACCGTCAACAACGCATTTAAGCGTGCGTCGCTGGCGTTTAAAAACAACGCCCCCACCGATGGGCGTTCCAAGCTAGAACTGGAAGGCAGGTACGACCGCAACATAGACGCTGCCACATTTGGGCTGTCTGAAGACAAGATGCTGGGCAAAGCGGCAACACTGTATGGCAAAGCCATTACGCTGCCAGGCCGCATGCTGATGACGGAAGATGAGTTTTTCAAGTCCATTTTCTTTGACAACTATTTCCGTAACGCTGTGAACCGTCGTGTTCGGCAGACATACAAGACGGCTATTGAGGCTGGTGACAACGAGGCATCAGCGCTTGCCAAGTCTGATCTGGTGGCGCAAGACCTATATGCCAACCCACCTGAAGACCTGGTGGAGTCTGCGCTGGATTATGCGCGTCGTGGCACATTTACGATGGACTTGCCACCAGCGTTGGCGAGTATTGAGAAAACGGTGCAGACGCCTGTTCTCAAGATGTTTGTGCCTTTTTTCAGAACGCCTGCCAACATCATGCTGGAGGTGGTGGAGCGCACGCCATTGGCTCCAGTGTCTAGCCGCTTCAGGCAGGACTTTGCCAAGGGTGGCCCAGCGCGTGATCTGGCAATGGCCAAGGTGACACTTGGCACAATGGCACTTTGGGGCGTGACCGAGATGGCTGGTAAAGGCCATATTGTCGGAACAGGCCCCATGCGCAAAGCCGATAAAGAGGCGTTCAGGCGATCTGGTGGACAGCCGTATTCCTTTGTCTTGCCTAAAGACAAGTTCAGCGAAGACCAGATTCAGCGCCTATCCAGCATCGGCAAAGTGTCGCTTTCTGACGACAAGATATACCTCAGCTTTTCTGGTCTGGAACCCGTTGGCGCGATGCTGGCCATCGGTGCTGACTATGCCAATTTCGCCAGGTACTCTGAAGAGGCCAATAAGATCAATGAGGTGTTTGGTGGTAGCGTGTTTGCCATGTACAACTACATGAGCAACCAGCCTGCATTACAGGGTTTCTCCGACATCATGCGTCTCTTTGGTGGCGTGTGGCAAGGTGAGGTCAATGTCGAGGATTTCATTAACGGCCTGACCAAACAGGTCAGCACATTCGGCATCGGTGGCTCACCGCTTGGGGCGTACAGCTCGGCTGTTGCTAACATCGAGCGATTCCTAGACCCAGAGCAATCCGATACCAGCATCAAGGGTTTGGATTTGCCGATGGGGGTCGCCGGGTTTTACGAAGGCTACCTCAGGTATATCAGCCGTGTCCCGTATTTCTCAGACAAAGTGCCTCCCAAGCTGAACCTGTGGGGCGATGTAGACATGTCTGGGCGCGGCTCAGTAGACGAAATGGTGCTGCCAACCCGTGTCACATTCGGTCAGTTCACCCCTGTGGACGACGAGCTGTTCCAGCTTGGCTCCCCACTCGGTATGCCAACCAGAGTCATTGACGGGGTGGAGCTGAACGCTGAACAGTACAACCAGCTGCTCACCATATACGGCAAAGAGCTTGGAGCAAAGCAAGTCTTAGAGCAGGTGATTGGCACCCCTGGCTATGCGATTTTGCGCAGCGGTGTAAAGCAGCAGGTGCTAAAGAAAACACATGACCAGCTGATGTCTGCGGCAAGGCAGACCCTGGTTTCACGCGATCCGGAATTGCAGAACAAAATCCTGACTTTGAAAGAAATCAAGCAGGATAATATGTTTGCGAAACCGTAGAGTTGACTTACAATCCGTTAAGGAGTATTTGACAAATGGCTGATTACGCTATCTCCAATGTACCACGTCGGGTGGTGTTCGCGGCAAGCGGAGTCGGGCCGTATGCGTTTACGTTTGAGATTCTCGCGCAGACAGATATTGCCGTCTACAAAGACGACACGCTGCTGACGCTGACGACAGACTACACGGTAGTCATCAACACGAACGGTACTGGCTCTATTACGCTGACATCCGTGCCTACGGGGGCGACTCAGATTGCCATTGTCGGTGCTCGCGCCATTCAGCGTACCACCGACTTTACCACGGGTGGCGATTTCTTTGCCAACACGGTGAATGACGAGCTGGACTCGCTTACCATTTTCTCCCAGCAAAACGCTGAGGCGGTAGGGCGTGCGCTGATTGCACCGCAGACCGACCCGACCTCTATTGACATGACGCTGCCCCGCGCAGCTGACCGTGCCAATAAGTTTCTTGCCTTTGACGCTGACGGCAACCCTGTTCCTGGTGCTGTGCCTCCAGAGATTCAGCAGGTGCTGGCAATTGAGAATGAAATTGTAGCTGTCGCTGCCATTGACACCGAGGTTGTTACGGTGGCTGGCATTGACGCTGACGTGACGACCGTTGCTGGCATCTCCGGTAATGTGACAACTGTTGCTGGGATCGCTGCCGATGTGACATCGGTTGCTGGCAATGAAACCAATATCAACACGGTAGCTGCTGATCTAGCGGGTGCTGACAATATTGGTGTGGTGGCTGGCCTGGCAACAGAGGTGGCAGCTCTTGGCCCCATCGCTGCTGATATTACCGCTGTTGCAGCCGTGGACACTGATGTTACGACTGTCGCTGGTGTAGCAACTGAGGTGGCCGCACTTGGCCCGATTAGTGCTGACATCACGACAGTTGCTGGTATCTCTGCCGATGTGACAGCAGTAGTGGCAGATGAGGTAGACATTGGGATTGTCGCTGCCAATATCGCTGATGTTAGTACGGTTGCGGGTATCTCTGCCAATGTCACCACGGTGGCAGGCATCAGTGCAGATGTCACGGCGGTGGCTGCTGACGCAACGGACATTGGTACGGTTGCGGCCAGTATCGCTAACGTCAACACCGTGGCGACCAATATCACCAACGTGAATACGGTTGCTGGTATTGACACAGAGATCACGGCACTGGCTGGCAAGACAACTGAGATTGACGCGCTATACGCTGAGATTGACGACATCGGCACCAAAGTCACCAAGACGGGTGACACGGGTGCAGCCATCCTGCCGTCTGGTACGGATGCGCAAAGGCCAACACCTGCTGCTGGCTACCTGCGATTCAACACAGACTCGGACGAGTTCGAGGGCTATAACGGCACAGCCTGGGCATCTGTCGGTGGCTCTGCTATTACCAATGACACTACGACATCCACGGACGTTTACCCGCTGTTTGCCAATGCTACATCTGGAACGGCTGCTAACGTTTATACCAGCAATGCCAAGTATTTATACAAGCCGTCTACTGGCGAACTGAAGGCACAGGAACTTGTAGCTACCAATGGCATCGTGGTGAACAGCCAAACGGTATCGGCTGATTACACCATCCCTAGCGGGTCTAATGCCATGAGTGTTGGCGCTACCATTGCATCTGGTGTGACGGTGACGGTGAGTCCTGGCAGCACTTGGGTGATCTTGTAAGGATAAATAATGTCAATCAAACTCAGAACTCCCAGTAACGGCTCTGTCACGCTATCTCCTGCTGACACGGCAAGCGATGTGGTGCTGACTGTGCCTGCTGGTACGTCTACGATGGTGACGAATGACACGCTGCCAACGCAACTGAACGCCTCTGGCTCTGCGCCGATTTATGCGTGTCGGGCTTGGGTGAACTTTAACGGCACTGGCACACCAGCGATCAGGGCGAGTGGGAATGTGAGCAGTATTACGGATAACGGAACGGGTGACTACACGGTTAATTTCACGACTGCGATGCCTGATGCGGATTACGCTGTTTCTGGAAGCGCAGGGTTGGCTACTTCATCAAACATTTACATGACAATTTCCAATGCTGCTCCCACAACGACTGCTTTGAGAATAAATACGAGGTTGGATAACAACACGCTGTTTGATACAACATACGTTAACGCATCCATCTTCCGCTAGGAGCAAACATGAACCAACGCATTATTTATCCAACTGAAAATGGCGGCGTTGCCGTCATCATCCCTGCACCAGAGTGTGGTCTCACCATCGAGCAGATTGCAGCTAAAGACGTACCCGCTGGCAAGCCATACAAGATCGTAGACGTATCAGAAATCCCAACAGATCGCTCAATGCGTGACGCATGGGTATGGAGTGACGAATGATTAAGATCGACCCCGTTAAAGCCGCCAAGCTGCAAGCCGACAAGCGCATCGCTGAACTGAAGAAGCTACTCGCTGACACAGACTATGTGGCACTCGCTGATTACGATCAGGATAAGCCAGAGATCAAGGCGCAGCGTCAGGCTTGGCGTGACGAAATCAGAGCATTGGAGAACGCATAATGGCTACATACGGCAATCTCAATGTTTCCACCCTCAACGGTGGCCCACTCTCCGGTTTTCGCAACGCCATCATCAACGGTAACTTTGGCATCAATCAGCGTGGTGTATCTGGTACGGTATCGCTAGCGGCTGGTGCATACGGGCATGATCGCTGGAAGGCTGGCGCGTCTGGTTGCACCTACACATTTGCCACTAGCCAGAACGTGACTACGCTTACCATCTCGTCCGGTTCGCTCATTCAGGTGGTGGAAGGTCTGAACCTGATGACGGGTGATTACTCGCTTTCATGGGAAGGCACGGCACAAGGCAAGATCGGTGCTGGTAGCTACGGAAACTCTGGCATTACAGGATCGGTGACTGGTGGCACGGATTTGAATATTGAGTTCGGCACAGGTACGGTCAGGCTTGTCCAGCTAGAGAAAGGCACGGTTGCCACGCCATTTGAGTACAGGCAGTATGGGACGGAGTTGGCGTTGTGTCAGAGGTATTACCAGCAGAGTCTGTTCCAAGTTTATACAGGAGCAAACCCGATCCCCTATTCTTACAAAGTGTCTATGAGGGCTGCCCCAACTATTGCTGGTGGAGGAAGTGGGTTTGCAGCAACAACGCCAACAGTGAATAGCGTAATTGTAAGCCAGACTTCTTCGGGTTCTCAGACCCTTACTTTTTCTTCGGAGCTTTGATCATGTATCAACTAACAAACAACAACGTGATTCGACTCTCCGACGACGCCTTTATCCCTTTCGACCCCGCCAACACCGACTACCAACGCTTCAAGCAAGACGTAGCCGATGGTGCAGAACTCCAAGATGCTGATGGGGTTGTCATGTCGCCTGAACAGGTGGCTGAGTTTATGGCTGATTTGCCATAACACTAGGAGCAGAGAATGTCGGAGTGGGATGGCGTGGAGCGCAGAAATAGTGGTGAGTTAACGGTACTGTCTGCCAAACTGCAATCGCCTGCATGATGACGTATCGGAGATGCGCAGTGCGTTGCGCGATCTGACCAATGCCATCACCAAGCTGGCCATCATAGAGGAGCGCCAGACCAATACCCAGATGGCGCAAGACCGTGCGTTTTACGGCCATCAGTAATGTGGAGCGCAGGCTGGCTGAGATTGAGAGGCTGCTGCCTGCCGACTTGGGTGAGCGTCTATCTGCCCTAGAGCGCAAGTCACCCATCACAGACATGAGCAACAGGTGGGTGTTTGGTGCTATCACCGCTATTGCTGGCGGCGTGATTGTCTACATACTGGATCACTTTAAAAAGGGAGGCCACTGATGAGCGAGAAATTCCATGTTGCAGTTGAGCGCGTACTTGGGCATGAGGGTGGCTACTCGAATCGCTCCCTCGCTGATGACCCAGGCGGCGAGACTAACTGGGGTGTCACCATTGGCACGGCCAGGGCGAATGGCTATCACGGTGACATGAAGACCATGAACCGTAATGAGGCCATTTGTGATTTACAAGCGTGCCTTTTGGGATCGCAACAGGCTTGGCGACACTGCCATTCCCTGTGGCGTTCCAGGTGTTTGACGGTGCGGTAAATCACGGTGCTGGCAACGCAGTGAAGTGGCTACAGAAAGCGGTTGGCACCACGCAAGATGGTGCAATCGGGCCGCTCACGCTGGCTGCTGTGAATAACGCTGACCCGTTTGCCGTCATCATGAAGTTCAATGCTGCTCGCCTGGACTTCTACACCCACCTATCCAATTGGAACGCCAATAGCAAAGGCTGGACAAGGCGTGTGGCTGGCAATCTCTTGTATGCCCAACAGGATTTACGATCATGATCGCTGCTCTGATCCCGGTGATTGGCTCTGTCATTGACAAGATATTCCCTGACAAAACAGAGGCAGAGAAGGCCAAGCTCAAGATGATTGAGATGGCTCAGGCTGGTGAGTTCAAAGCCATTGACGCTGACCTGGAGATGGCTCGCAACCAGACTGAGATCAACAAGGTAGAGTCTGGTCACATGAACATATTTGTGGCTGGCTGGCGCCCGTTTATCGGATGGGTGTGCGGCGTGGCAATGGTGTACCAATACCTGTTGCGGCCGCTACTGATTGGCATTGGTGGCTACGCTGCATTGCCAGGACTAGACGGCACGCTCTGGGAAATACTGGCAGGCATGCTGGGCATTGCAGGCCTGCGCACATGGGAAAAAGTCAAAGGCGTGGCCAGGAGTTAACTGTCCCTATCGCTTAACCCAAAGCGATAGCCTAGCTCAAACGCCTTGCGCAGCGTCATGTCTGGTGTCAGGTGTGCGTAATCTCTAGCGAATTTTTCACCCTGTTTCTTGGTAATCTCCATGTAGTCGCGCTCTCGCTGGCGCAGCTCCATCACATAGAACTCTTCGTCTTCAGTCACAGCATTTCTCCCTAAGTGTTGACGTACCACAGCATAGCCAGGTGTATGCCCATCCAGACACCAAGCAGTAGCCCAATTTAAAAGCCATTCTTTTCTCTCAGCTTGGCTTCGATGGCACGGGCGTAATCAACAAGAAACTCCCCTTTTACGTTTTGTTC